CGTCGAGAGTCAGTAAATCCTAAAGTAGAAATACCAAAGGTAGATTCATTGAAACGTCTAGTCAGTTTTATAGATTTTTATAAAACGGCATAATTATTAGAATACGCGCTCGCATAAGGGGCTGCCGCAGTAGTTGTTTTGGCTATTTGCGCCGAGGTAGTAAGTTGTCGATATCCAACTGCTGTTGACGAGTTAGAAGCATTGTATACCGTTAAATTAGCCAGAGTGTTAATAGTTCCCGCTAAACTAGAGCTACGAGTGTTGCCGCCCAACGATGATGCAGAGCATACAAAGTTAATCCTGCCGCCAGCGTTGAAAAAATATCTTGCGTGTTGAGCAGATGCAAAACTAACATTGGTGTCTACGAACTGTGACGGTGCAGATGAGTATGGTGCATTAGTAGAGTTAAAAGTGTTAGCTGTTCCAGTGATAGTAGTGCCAAGGGTAGCGGCAGATGCCCTGTTAGTATATACAGAGTTAACGCTTGATTGCAGCGTGCTCAAGTATGTAACAATTGACCCAGCGGTTGGCGCTGCGATTCCAGTTCCTGAACCTGATTGGTGTGTTTTGACAGCATTGAGCTTGTTAATCAATGTTGCCCACTGTGTTGCTGTTACAATGATGCCAGGGGCTACGGCTGGGACGGCTACGACAGGCACTTGTCCGTAACCAGCATCCCCATAACCAACGCCAAGAACAGTGTTTAACTAGTTTGCTCCGTTGATAAGATTATTGTAATCTGCAGCTTGAATCAGGCCGCCTGTTGCGTATGTCATATTACATTTCCCGTATGTTTACATTTATATGACCACCGATACCACGGCTGAAATTTTAGACTCATTTTCGTCTACTTTATCCTCAAGAGCGCGTCCTAATACAGTATAAGTTGATGCTTCACCTTGTTTCGCTGCTCTGGCTACACCATTTCCTGCGCTTACTAAGCGATCGCCCTTGCTTACTGTTCCGACAACTCTAACCAAAATCCTACCTTGAAGTGCTACGGGCGGGTGGGTCATGTCAGAGCCAGCGCCATTATTCATCAAATAAGCTGGGTCTTGGCTTATAACTCCAAACACTTGATCACTTAGATCATCATTACAGATCGTTATTTCGTGTGTTCCACCAAGCATCACCACCGTTCCTGGCTCGTAGACTGTATCAGCAGCGTATCTTTCTGCCAAGTCAGCGTAGTTTGCGGTCGTCGCGTTTCCGTTAAATGTCGTAGCATACATTGATGCCCATTTTAACGAAGGTGAACCCACATTATACGTGTTATTACTAGCTGGGAGAATGTTTGTTGTTATTGTTGTTAAACCAGTGGAGGTCGAAATCTTGCTATCAACATACTGTCTAGTAGCTGCCATTAGTGGATAGCTACCAGTTGATGGGTCATTTCCAATGAATACATATCCAGCGGAACTTAAAGTAAGTGCGGTCTGCAATGTATTCCCAGAGTCTTTTACTTTAAAGATTACGTCATTTGTAGCAATATTGCTAGATAAAATAACATTAGCACCAGCACCACCTGCGGTTATAGTAAAACTTGAGTTTAAACCAGCAGTGAACACTCCCTCAACTGTGAGGTTAGTGTTCATTATTTGTGGTGCAGTTTTAGTAACATAGTTTGATGCTAACACACCGCCCAAACTTAACGAGTTAGTTGCAGTTCCCTTAAAATTGTTAGCGTAAATATCTTTAAAAGGAACTACCGCAGATCCAAAATCTCTTGTGCCAGCACCATCTGCAGTAATGATGCCAGTAATAGTGTTTGACCCAGTGCGACTTAAAATTGAGCTGGATGTTCCGCTCGTTACTGAGTTAACGTAGGAAACGGTTGCTGCTTCAGCTAACCCCAAAGATCCCTTTAGCCAAACGTTGCCCGTAGTTTTGTCAACTCTAATAGACTCAGTAGATTGTCCAAACATTTTAACTTTCAAATCTTTGCCAGCAGTCAATGAAGTTATATTTACGTTCGCGGAGTCCGACGCAACTTGTAAATCGCTTGTTAGTCCGACACCAGCCGTATTAGTAAAAGTTACAGCGCCAGCTACTGTGCCACCCAAGTTTTTGTTTAGATAATCAGTTCCGGCAACACCAGCTAAGTTAATAGCATCTGCTGCTTTGCCATTAAATATGGGAGCAGATTGCCCAGATGCAGGGACAGTAGTCAAGTTAAATCCAGGAACAATATTTAAAAACCCAGGAATAGTGTTACTCTGAAACGAATCTGGACTAATAATTGCTACTACATTGTTATCAATATAAAATTTAACGACGTGATGGTTTGAGGCATCAACAGTAGAAACCATGTCCTCAGGGTAAGCCCCAGTTTTACCAAAATTTGCCGAAGCTACAGGGCCGACAAGAGTCCACCCATCAGGATTTGGGGCAGCACTTGATTTAACAAATAACTGATTAAGAGCTGAATTCCACCATACATCACCAATAACAGGGTTTGCTGGGGCGGTTTCGCTAGTAGTTGAGCCGGCAACTGATTTCCAAACCGTGCCGTTTCTAACTTTAAGAACCTTGCTAGTGAAATCCCACCAAATTTGACCTTCCAACGGATGTGGGGGCTCAGTAGTATTTGAAAAATTTTCTAAAAGGTGAACAAAGTTTTCGTTTAGGAATAATCCGTATCCAGCATAATTTTTACCAACTAATGTAATACTAGTTGATAGTTTTGCGTCCACTGTGCCGTCAAATACAGTCTGTAATGGGGTGCCGTTTGTTTTTGTAATGTTGTAACTCATATATTTTTAATCCTGCGTATACTTATTTATCTGTCAAAAAGGTTATGACCTGCCAACCGAAATTTCAACTACTCCGTAATCTCCATCAAAGTTTTCCAATGATTTACCTAATACCGTGCCACACTCAGGACGATTGTTTACTCTAGCCCTCCCATCTTCAGCACTTACTAGCAAATCTCCTTTACAAACAGGGCCAACTACTTTAACTGGGCACCGTCCTTGAAGTGCCAATGCCACTACAAACTCGCCTTCACAATTACTATTCATTAAATGAGCTGGGTTTGTTGACACGACTCCAGCAACTGAGTGCAAATCATTGACAGTAGATTTAGTTACCTCAAACTCACCACCAAACACTAACACTGTGCCTGACTCGTATTGAAAATCTGCCACATAGTTTTCTGCTAAGTCGGCGTAGTTTGCCGTTGTTGCATTACCGTTAAATGTCGTCGCATAAACTGTACGGAAGGAGTTTGTCACTGACCCAATGTCAAGTAACGCAGATGATGTTGTTGCTATACCACCAGATGCGATAGTAATTTTGGCAAAATGTGGGTCCACTAACAACGCATACTGAGTCAAATCTTGCGCTGTGCCTGACACCACATTGTTTACTAGTGTAGAAACAAAGGCAGTTGTTGCTATTCTTGTTGAGTTGTCAGTCGTAACAGGTGTGGGTGATGTTGGTGAGCCGCTAAACGATGGACTAACCAGTGGGGCTTTGTTACTCAACGCGGTATTTACGTCGGTGCCAAAACTAGCACTATTATTAACTGCTTGGCTTAGTGCCGACAAAGTATTTAGTGTTGGGGTAGTGCCTAGCAGAGTTGATACTGCAGTATTGATATTTTGCTGGCGTGTCGTAGCTTCAATTTGAATGTTAGTATCAACATAGAGTTTAGTTACTGCTTGATTATTTGCTGTAACCGCACCACTTAAAGTAAGGCTGTTAAAGGCACCAATGCCCGACACTACTTCATCCGTCGACACCCCCTGTGAGTGTAAGAACGCTACTTTAGCACTTGGAGAACCAATGGAATATTGCCCGTTAGCGTCAAATGTTATGCTACTTGATAACGCGCTTGAGCCATCAAGTGGGTAATACTGTTGTAAAGATGTATTAAGTGAGCTGTCAACATATTGTTTAGTCGCTACTCCAAGAGAGTTAGTTGGGTTGCCAGCAACTAGTACACTCCCGTTCGCACCAACAATAGTCAACGAATCAGTAATAGTACCATTTGGCAATGTTACACTCATTACCACGTCGCGGTTGGGTACGTTTCCTACCAGCTTAACCGCGTTACTTACGACTTTGATCGTAAAATCACTAGATGCGCCAATGGTAATACCGTCATTTGACAAAGTAGAGATAGGATAGTTTGATGATGATGCTACATCTGATCGCAAATAGTTTGCAGCCAAAACCCCGCCCAAGCTGAGGGCGTTTTCGCTGTTGCCGTAGTAGGTATACGATGTTTTTAAGTTGATGCCGGGCTTAATCGTTGAAAATCCCGCAATATCAGTAGTCGTAAATGTAGGGTCTTTACTGACGACTGCCATGTCTACTCCTCCAACACTAAGTATTGATACTACATGCGGTTGGGCCAAGTTATCATTTACTGTAACTGCTCGTTCACCGGTTTGACCTTGTGCCGACGTAAATATTGGGCCAACCGTGTCCCATGATGAACCGTTGAACACCTTTAACTGTTGAGTAGTTGGGTCCCACCATAGTTCACCATTGCTAACAGTAGTAGGAGCAAGAGTAGTGTTACTAGTTCCACTTACCATTCTCCATCCAGTACCCGATCTTACAAGCAGTTTCTTGTTAACTTTATCCCACCATAACTGCCCTTCCACTGAACCCGATGGCGCGACCGGGCTTGCAAAATTTTCAAGCAAGTGAAGGAAGTTTTCATTTTGTGGCTCACCATACCCAGCATAGTTTTTACCGATGAGAGTTAAACTGGTGCTGTTATCTACTGTCCCGTTCGCAACAATAATAGGAGTAGTTGATGAGTCGTAAAAGTTAATGGTGAATGACATATTTTATCTATACTTTATTGTGACTGGCCATGCCAGTAAATACCCTTGACTGTACGGTAATTCTCTAAAGTTGGAGTATCAGGCACAGTATTAACTATATTTATCAAAGTTCGCAATGTTTTGCGTTTCTGCTCAATGAATCTCACATACGCATCTCCCAACTGCTGAATTTGCTGCTTGCTATGCTCACGCAATGCCCATGTCGAGTCAATATTTTCCGCTTCAGCGCAGGTCACGCTAAATCTCCAATCCACGGTTGCATAAGGCGACAGTGATGAGGATACTGCCGCTTGTATATTTTGCTGATCTAGCAGTTGAGAAGGGTAAAAATGAGGAGTTCCTAGAACTGACGACACTAGTCCGCTCTTGCAAACAAAGTCACATTCAGCGTAAAGTTCTTTTATTTTGTTTGCCTTAGCGGAAGTAACACTTGGGAGAGAGGTAATCTCTGAAGTTTGCGGTTTGAAATATAAATCTTGCTCAGGTAGCACTCCCATCTTTATTCCACTAAAATACGAAATAACCATATTGGCTGCATTGAGATCGTAGATTGGTTTATATGAATCTGAATAGGCCGCACAATTTGGGTCAGATGGATGTGTATACGAAACTATACGCATTGTCATTGGATCTACAACTACTGTTAAAAATATGTTATTCATTTATTCACCTTTAAGCGTAAACCATGTAGAATTTTCCATCATGGACAACGTAGCATAGCTTTGACTTGCTGCACCATACACTTGGAGCGTGAATCTATACTTAAATCCAGCTGGCAATGCTGGTTGTAGAGTGTTATTATACTGCGATACCGCAATTCCGTTTTCTGTCATCCCAGGCAATACTGTAGCATTAGGAAATGTTGCTACAAGTTCCCTTTTTAGTTGCTCTCCTGATACTGATGTTGTTTCTGTAGAAATACTCTTAAATCCGTTAAGCTGCCCAGTGCTATCTGTTACCTTACCCCATGTGTTATCTTCGTGCGTATCGTATACTTCCCAAATTCCAGTGGCAGCATTTAACTTCTCTACTTTCAAATAGTAAGCAATACTAAATGGTACTGAATTGGACAATGCCACCATTGATGAATTATGAATTACCACCCTAGTAGGTTGATCACATTTAAATTCATAGTAGGCCGGGCAACAAATTGTTGACACATATCGCTTAGAGGTCAATGTTTCAGTGTAAGTTTGATAAAGCGGGTGATTCCTGTACGTCATACTTGTCGAATCAATAAACTGATTAGAATAGTTTAGATTATTATTGTTCCAGTGTGTTGCTCCAACACTGGCTACTCCGCTGAGCCACCAACTCAAATAAGTTGTTGAGTCGTAAACTTTAGAAGTTAAGGTTGGGTTGTTTACGTTAGGAACCGAAGCTACAATATTTGTTACCCTACCCTTAGTATCAACTGTAATTTTCTGTATAGCAGTGTACTCACCTGCAGCCACTGGTGATGTGGCTAAACTTACCACCACATCACCCCCTGATGTAGAAGTAGTAGATCCTGGGACTAATGCTAACTCGACTTCACCAGGAGTTCCATAATACGACTTTATTTTTGCAGTAATAGTTGAGTCAATATTTTTGTTAACCCATTTTGTACCGTTAAACACTAGTGCTTCGTTGGTAGCTGGCGCAGTAAGGGTAGAGTTAGCGGCAGTAAAAGTAACCCCCTGTGAGCCAACTACATCAGACACAGCCGATTTGACAAATGCCGTAGTAGCTAGTCGGGTTGAGTTATCAGTTATAGGTAGCGGGGTAACTAGTGTCGGAGTACCAACAAAATTCGGGCTGTTAATATTAGCTTTAGTTAGCAAAGAGTTAGCAGCAGTTGTATAATAGTTCGCATCATTATTAATCGCATCAGACAACTTACGCAAAGTATTGAGAGTTGCCCCGTTAACTAGGTTGGATATTTTAGTGTTAGTATCGTTAGTAACTTGAGTAGTAACTGCTGATGCTGAAAGGTCTAAATACTGCTTTGTTATAAGGGCACTTGGACTATTAGGTGATGATGAGGCTAGCGTTACTTGATTAGCATGAGAATCAAACAATAAAGTACCAGCAGTATTAGATATAATCAAATCTCCAAGCAGTGTGGTAATGCTTTTATCGTTACCCACGCTTTCCAGTATTAGCGGTGCTGCTGAACTTACTTGAAGTGTTTTTGCGCCAAGATTACCGGTGAAAGTAACGTCTGGTGTAAACTTGTTAATATAATCTGCTCCAGGAAGTCCTAATAGGTTATCAGCATTGGTAGCAGTACCTTGAATTTTTATACCAGAAACTAAATTTATTCCGGGGATTATTTTAGTAAGGCCAAGATATATTCCATTTAATGTAAACTCAGCGTCTTTACTTAACACCGACAGAACATTTCCCCCAACTTTAAGTAGAGATACTTTATGTGTTATGTTAGCATTGTCAATTAGTGTGTGGGATTCAAAAATTGTGTTAATATCCCCGGCTTTACTTCCTGGACCAATCAAGACCCATTCACTAGCATCGTTTAATACATATAGTTGCTGATCACTATTGTTCCACCAAAATTCACCAGGTTTAGCGGTTAGCGGGGCCGCTGATGAAATAAGTGAGTTCGAAATGATTTTGAACTCAGTTCCATTAAATGCCTTAAGTTGCTTATTGCCTGAATCCCACCAAAGTTGCCCTTCTATCGGAAAAGTAGGGGCGGTCGTATTAGCGTGATGTTCAAGTAATCGCAGAAAGTTATTTCCAATCAGCTGTCCATAATTGTGAAAATTTTGACCAATCAGTGAAATACCTAAGGTAGTGTCAAGGGCTCCTTCACCTAATGTAGCGTATCGTCTTCCATCTGTGTATGTAATATCATATGCCATAGTATTATCCGATATTGCTTAAATTAGTTAACGAACTGATACGTATAGTGTAGTCGATTTGAATCAATCTATTTGCTGATTTTTGAACGGGGTGAAAAATTACATGAGTAAGTAACTTGTTGTATGTATTGGTTGATTTATCATACCCACGAATTCCCAACTCATCAAAAACATAAGTGCTTTCTAAATTTTGGCTGTTGTCGAATGCTGCTTGGCCAGCGGGTTCACCATAATCTAATAGGCAGGTCATAAACACATCAGTGTAAATAGCACCGGGGGTATGCCTAATTTCCATTCTGTTTCTAGCGCGATCAACATTGTTGGCACTGGTGTCGTCAATGATTTTTTGGTACGTTTGATTGTATAACTTAGCGGTTGATCCTACAGAGTTTGGAGGAGAGTAAGTAATAACTCCTGTTGGATCAACGCTGGTCCCACCATTACCAAACGCCATAACGTACATATATGCATCGCCTTTGTTAGCAACACTATAAGCTAATGATTCAGAAAAGTTTTCGTAATGAATGCTATTTTTACGATCAACCAAAACTTCGTTAGTAGTTGGATCAGTAATCTTCACAAATCCTTCTAGCTTAATTCCAAAACAGTCATTCATTTTATGCCCTACCTTCTATAATAACTTTGCCAGATTCTGGATCATACACTTTGATCATATCCTCAACATTTAACCCAGCAATAACATCTGGCTTCTTCTCATTTCGAATAGGAGTTTTCAATAAATGTTTGCTATCTTCAGTTAACGGTGATTTGTTTTGAGTATTCATATTGTTATTTATCCTAAGGTTTCACACAGATATTGATACTGGACCAGCCGGAGATTGCTGAAGGAATACTGATTGTGGTGATGTTTGCTGCAACAATCCAGTTCCATCATTGGTGTATCCTGTTATCCCAACACCCGATAATGCTGTGTACCAGGCCGTAGTGGCTGATCCTGCTGGCAATTGTTGTTCTGCGCTGATATCAGACACTTTCGTACCAACTGGATATTCAGCCCCAATGCCTGTTCCTGCGACACCACGGCGTAGTTGTCCTAGTGTATTAGTTATCGGATCTATGGTGTAGTAGGTTATTCTCTCACCGTTAATGTAAATCACCCCTGGTGTTCTAAGCAGCAAGCTAGGAATGGGCAGTGCCGACACATCGGCTACATGAATCACTGGGTTCGCATCAACTGGGGGCCATACTAAGGGCTCAGTTAATACGGTCGTGTTCCTCTCACTAACACGAGTAATATCCCAGTTTATTGATTCGCGGTCAAAAGTTGCTACCCCATCGTCAAACTCAGTATGCAGCTCGTTAAAGGTAGTTTGTGCTTCATCAAAGTTTTCGCTAGATCCGTCAAACATGGTGACAGAATCAATATCAAACGATGTGAAGTAATCTTGAATCATCCCTGATGAGATTCTAAATCCAACTGGAGGTAGTGTTCCGGTGTCTTTATTAATAACTGTGATGTAAAGGGTATCATACATCATACCTGGCAGCATTTCCTCAGGTGCGTGACTAGTATACGCTGAAATAAACTTACCGCTGTCAACTATGCTGCTATAATCCGTGCTAGTTCCTAGCTCTAAATCTGTGAAATAGCTTTCAATGATCGCATCGTAATCTTCTTCACCCAATCTGTTACCGTCAAGCGTGTTTCCTGGGTAGCTAACACCGCCAAATAATCGTTCTGGGATATTTGGAGCCATGCCAGGAGTAGGTTGATAATATGCCGAAGATCTGTCCACTGCTGTAGTTAACCCATGATCAGCCACTTCAGTAAACTGGGTTATATTAAAGAAATCACCGCTGTTAATGCTGTTGTTGGCTTGGTAAACTACGTGCTGAAATGTGACATAGTTGTTGGCGTTATAATCCGTGTTCGCTTGCCATGGTGTGATATCTGTGGAATAGCTTACTCTATCAAGTTTAATCACAGTGTCAAATGTTCTGACATTACTATTGCCCATAACAGCATAGCATGCCGCCACTCCACCTTCAATGTTACTATTATCGACACCGCCACCAGTGACAACAATGGTTGGCCTAGAGGTATATCCAGATCCGTGGGAGTCAACGTTTACCTTTAGCACCGTACCAGTTGCAAAGCTCACAACTGCAGTAAGTTTTGCGTGCCTAATATCACCATCAGGCAACCCACCGCCGGTAACCGTTAGGATAGGTGGGACTATATATCCAATGCCCGGAGTCTCAACGGTTACAGATTGTATATGATATGTATTATTAGTCCTCCAAGATAAATATTCATCTCTTGACGCAATGATCCCAGCATCCCTAGCATGCTCGCCGTTTGGACTACGCCATGTTTGTAAGTCTGTATCGTAATACGATGGTAAGTCAAAATCTGTCGCAGTAATATTGCCCGTGTCATACCCGTCATAGTTTGTAACAAACTCACGGATCTTAGTGCGGTAGGGTTTTATTTCGTTTATGTAATCGCTAAGGTATGTTTGGTTGTCACGAACATAGCTAGGGTATTGCGCAAGTTGGCGCAAGTTATGGAGAACTGAAATAAAGCTAGATTTAAACACCCAATCAACCAGTCGCTGTTCTGACAGAATATACTGTAGCATCATGAAGAACATTTTTGTAAACTCTGTTGATAGTGTGTTTACAAATATTGAATCTCGCAATGCGTATAATATGTTTCTAAGTTCTACACCGGGGTTTAAATCAAACTTAACTGAATCAAAGTTGTCGTTATCAAAGCCGATTTTGTTAGTATTGTGCGACCATAGTGCGTCAGACAGTTGGATAGTTCCGTTTTGAATTCCTACTACAGTAGTAGATAGATCATAGTTAACAGAAAATACTTTAAACTTGCCGCCGCCACTATCGCGAACACGAATAGTATCGTTCGGAGCTAAGGTTAACTTAGCCATGTCTTTAATAGTGTCAACGGTATATGTTGGTTTTATTGTAAAATCATATCCTGGCAGATACCAATCAGCATAATCCCAATAATCAGCAGTGCGATAACTTTGTGTCCTAGCTAGTTTAAACACTGGTGTCGTTTGATCTAATATTCCAAGGTCATTTTTTTCGTAGTCAACCTCGTAAATAGTCCATTCATTATCAAAGTTAGCGTCGGCCATAACTAATATGCTTTGTCCGAATGATGTTTTAACCGTCGCTATATTATCAGGATCATTCAATGATGCCAGTGTGTAAACTGGTTTCCGCAATGCGGTCATATCTAAATATGATAGTTCTTCGTACGAGTCAACTATCATAGAGTTTCCTTGCTCATCCCAAGTAAACGGAATCTTATCAGCAGACGTCAACTGAGTTAAATCAAACTCTTCAGCAGCAGGAACATCTTTAAGCACGGCGTTAACATATTGAACAATATTTTTAACACCTTGCAGTTTGTTTACTAGCAGTGTTTGGCGTGGTCTAATAGAGATGCCATACCGTTCTGCTTCCGTTAATCTATAATCAGGAACAATGTTGCCGTTCTGATCTTCACCAGCCAAACTATCTATTAGCTTTTCAACAATATTTGATGGCAACTCGCTAGTCAATGCTGTTTCATTTACTAACTTGAACTCGTTGTGAATCAATGTATCAGTGTTAAGTAAATCATACCCTACATGAAAAATAGTAGAATCGGCTGAAATATACTTTGCGATGTTAAACAATGACACGGCATTATTTTTAATATAAGCAGCGTAAGGAATATCTTGTTGAGTTGGGTAGGCAATAAACTTAGATATTTCAAGTATGCTACTATTTCTAAATGGTAGTAGTGAGTCAAACGTTTCTTTGTTTTTAACCCAGAAATAGTATGTTGTGGTTATTAGTCCAGTTGCTTGGTGGACATTCATCTGAACAACATATTTACTGTCATCGGTGTATTTAGGAACGCCATCACCACTATATTCTGACGGTTTTACTTTACTTGAAACCCACTCATATACATCTACCGTCGATCCTGGAAACATTTTTCCCCAGTTTCTAGTGCGGTAATCCAATGATCCTTGCTCATACTCTATATACCGCACGGAGTCTATATCCCACCATACTTTACCTACCTGTTGACTTCCCCAGCAATAGATGTCAGTAGTTGGATCAGTGTTGTTATACGCTGCGGGGTCAAACGATGTTTTAAACTCTATATCGTCCTCGGCTACACCAAGCAGCTTACCCTTAGCTGGATCATAAATGTCCAAGTGCGCAAGAATATTCTGCTGTTTTTGGTTGTAAATATAGTTTCTAGTGACTGACTTATAATCAACTCTTGGTTCCTGTTTCCTAATCAACTGCCAAGACTGAGACAAATATTTATTTTCAAAAATAGCTACTTTACCACCATTAATAGTATTGCCATCAAAGTTTGGCGACCCAACAAAAATACACCCATTGCCAGCAGCAAGTGATTTACCAAAGGTATCTAAGTTTTTAATACCAGATTCGCCGAGTTCTTGACTATATGAATAAACTGTGGTGCTATTCCCAGCAAGAAGGTCATATAAATAGACTGCCCCGGAATTTCTTACATAATCACTGACTGTCGTAGTACTATTATCAAGCATAAAATACGATCCGTCCTGTGACGCCCTCGACACAGAGTATGCATCTGAACTTGATACTGTTAGATGCTTAGTTTTAGTATCTACTGCTATGGTAGTACCAAAATGTTCGATATCATGTTGGAACGGTTTTTTAATTAGTTGAACAAATTTAAATTTCCAGTTGCTATTATTAAGTGGAATATCTAATAGATATCTATGAACTGCTCCATAATAATACCGTTCATCTGGAATAGCCCACCCTGGTGCTCCAACTAATAACTCAGTACCACCTAATGTTAAGAGCAGTGATTCGCCAAACCTGCCATCTATTAGATGCTCATTTGGCTGTAAAACGTCTCTAAGTGTGTACGAGTCTGCCAGAATAGAGTATATGTAAACTGCTCCACACTGCGAGGTTGAGTTATACTCAGATTTTGGTGACCCAACGAATAAGTAGTTTCCGTTATAGCTGCATGCCAATGATGCCCCAAACTCTCCGCTGTTATCCCCAATTATTGAGTAAGCTAGCGTAAACTCATCAGCAAAGTTTTTTCTATAACATTGTACTTTTCCTGCGTTTGGTGCGCTTGCAAACAGCCACATTCCATCACTACTAATAGAAATAGTGTTGCCAAACCCACTTTTTTCATATTCTAGTTGTATAACTGCTGATGACCCAGTGGTTTGACCTGCGCTGTTAATAGTTGGAACGACAGTTATTGTCGGGGGAACTATATACCCCAAGCCAAGGTTTAATAGTTTTACGTCGTGAATGATATACGGGCGTAGACTTGAAAAGGTTGGTGTAAACACTGTTTCAATTCCGATGCCATTAGTCAATGCGTTACCATTAGTTACGGACACCGTTGGTGCTGATGAGTACCCATAGCCCCCAGAGATCATATTAACACCAATAATGTTTATTGGAGCAAGAATTTTTGCTGTGGCAGAAGTTGTGGCTGGTCCAGTGCCGGTTATTGTTACTACAGGGTCAGTTAAATATCCATCACCAGGATTTATTAAACTTATTCCTGTAATAGTGCTCCTAGTATTGAAATAACTTGAAGACACTGAATAACTAATGCCACTGCCAGTGGTATCGCCCACTGCATTAGTGATAGTGACCGTAATTCCCGACGCTGGGCCATACCCTGAGTTAGCTGAAACATCAATACCAGTGATTTCAAAATATGCTGGGGTGTTATTTGCAGACGCTACTGCAGTTGCCGCAGTAGTTGAGCTACCAACAAAGCTAACTGCTGGAGGTTTGGAATACCCTGCCCCGGCGGAATCTAACACTATACCTGTCATAGTAAAGCTAGTATCTTCAATGGATGCAGTTGCTTTCGCTTGCCGTGTAAAATCAGTGTACCAGTTGCTTTTATACAGATACGAATATGCCGCGGTTTCAGTAGTCGAGGCTGAATCAACTGTGCTTTCTTTTGCCCCATTTGTCAAGTAATTTGTAACTATTATAGGAGTAAAGTGTACCTCAGATTTTGTGTCACCAATGATGCAAGCTCTCCCTGCATTATTAACTAAAGAGGTCCATCTCGCATTGCGAGGCAGTATGGAAGATGTCCATACTGCTAAATCTGATGTCGAATATAACAAATTTTCAGTATCTGTATTCGCTACTCCTCCAATTGCCACCGGATTGCTATATATTGTACGAGTGGCAAGTATTTTATATTCGCCGTTAACTAATGAAATAGAGTTAAATCGTGTTATCTCAGAAATTTGTGTAGACGATGGAATGTTAAAGTACTCAATACCATCAGTTATTAGTGAGTAATCCCAAGTATCGCCATCAATTGATGTCATCAAATAATAATGATGGTACATTACATAGTGTTGAGGATTACCATCATTGAACTCTTGCTGTGTTTCTAACGTCGCAACGAAGTTTCCATCTAGTGTGGTTAAATTGGAAACTTCCCATCCAAATAAATTTTCCCCGGGCATTGGCATATTAAACGTTTACCTGTGTGACTTTATTATATTTATCCTGCCAGAATATAGTGATTTCATAGGTTATTTGCCTTCGCCCACGCCATTGATGTTCCAGCTGGCCATCCGTATAATGCATCTATATCTGCTGCTGTTTTGCCTATACTCATTGCGTACTGCCAAAGTGTCAGTTCAGATGATCTGCCATTTCTTACTGCAGGATCATTTGCATACGCATTTACTGCTACTTTAGTCCATGCAGGCGTCGCGGGAGTTGCGGCCGTTGTGGCGGGTATTGATGTAGTAACTGGAGTAGGAACTGGTGTAGGAACTGGTGTGGGTTTCGGAGTTATACTACTAGTCGCAGCAGGTGGTACATAATTAGATGAGTTTGAACTTTGTAAATCTGGTATGTTTGCTCTAGCCCACGCCATTGATGTTCCAGCTGGCCATCCGTATAATGCATCTATATCTGCTGCTGTTTTGCCTATACTCATTGCGTACTGCCAAAGTGTCAGTTCAGATGATCTGCCATTTCTTACTGCAGGATCATTTGCATACGCATTTACTGCTACTTTAGTCCATGGAATATTCACTGTGGTTAGACTATTCCAATCAAACTCCGGTTCTGTGTTAGCTATCCACGGTTTAATAAATGGGCTTATATTTCCCCCACCATCCCACAGAAGTTTAATGCGGGAATTTGATCTTCGAATTTCATTTATTGTCTGTATAAAAATACTATTTTTTACTATTGGAATCTGAGTGGCAGGGTCAGTACTGACACTTTTTATCCATGCATCCTTTACTGTTCCTTGACCTAAGGTATTGGGTTGTGCCGCTAACCAATTTATATATTGTTGCTGCTCTGGAACTGTAATAGCTGCAGCACTTCCATTTTGCACAATGTCTGGGGTCGCTAAGTGGGCTGCATCTTCGCCGCTACCCGGGCTTCTTGGTGTTGCAGGGGTAGATGCATCAGGTCCGCTTCCTGGTGTAAATCCGCTTCCTGGTGTAAATGCAGTATATCGATATATTGGTATTGATACGGGCCTGAAATACTTTTTATTTTCAAACAAGAAATTAACTTTAAGAGAAGTTGAAGTAGTTGACGTCGATAGCGGAGTGATATCCAATGGTCCAGAGTATGCGCCAGATGAGTCAAGATATATATGCTTTTCTCCTGGGGTGATCACTACTGGGGGTATTGTTGGATTACCTGCCGCTGTTGTTGCAACCCACTCGGGTTCAGTTAACACTTTATTCAAATTAGTAAGGTCAGATAGTCTTGTGATGACATAATTTTTATACCCTACTACTCTATTACCGATTAATTTTGCAATAACATCAGCAGTTGAATACCCAGATGCTGTACTTAGATTATTTGTCGAATACTCAGTAATGTCTATATATTCTTGCATTGTAATGCCCGGCGCATCATCCGCGGTTAGCAGCATTAAATCAGCAGCAATCTTTGAAACTACCTGAGAAGGTGAATAAGGTGGTGTTACATACGCGTTACTTACAAACTCCTTAATTGTTAGTCCAGTGTCAATTTTAACACGAAATGCATCAAAAGTGACCACTGTGTTTGTTATTTTACTTTTAAATGCTGCAATTAGTTTCATAATTATGCCGTTTTATAAAAATCTATAAAACTGACTAGACGTTTCAATGAATCTACCTTCGGTATTTCTACTTTAGGATTTACTGACTCTCGACGTCTGTAATCGGCTAATTCGGCCGATGTTAAACTATAAAGATCATCTAGACCTTTATAGAGTATGTTTACTGAAGCATTTAGATCTCGATCATGTTTAGTACCACAGCTAGGACATGTCCAATCTCTAGTAGATAGGTCTTTAATGAACTTTTCGTCTTGTGGTAAACAAGGACCAATAAAATTATGATTGAAAGATGCAACAAATTGATTCCAGATATATCTAACCGCACCAAAGTTACGGTCCAGAAAACTAGACTGTTCCTTAGTGGGATAGATTCGGTATTTGAATGATTTTAGAACTAATTGAGTCATAAATTATATTGGATTATATAGTTTAGTTAATGTTTTAAGTTTACCATATATAAATTATATTGAAGTTATATGGTTATTTATGGTAATTTATGGTAATTAAAATTTAGTCATATTATTTCCTGTAGCCGCATTAAACTTCAGTTGAGGTGTAAACAACAGTATCGTTTTTAACACCACCAGAAATTGAGACTGTCAAGTCAACTTGAGTTCCAGCATTGATGGCCGGTGGTACAATTGACACGTTAAGAGAGTTACTAGGATTTGTAATTGGCGGGGGCAGTGGTGCAGTAGTCCTGGAAGATGCTACTGCCACGGGTTGCCCGGGTGGGGTAACCTGTATTGAATTCCACGTTGTTAAATCTGCCGTAGCGGACGCAAATATTATTGGTGAATTTACTAATCCAAATGTCTTTTGAATTAGACTTTTCGTACCGTTGCTAAAAATTTTGTTGCTATTCATAAGTTCACCTACCAGTAATATGCTCTAACAGGAAACACTGATTCTGCCGCGGCAGGCAATATTGTTATTGCTTGCCAAATAATTCCATCGTCTGATGTAAGCAGTGTATCGGTTTCGGTTTCGTTGAGTTGGGTAATAGCAAACTTATTATTAACATAGGTAATATCTAGATTATTTATGACTGACAAATCTAATGTCTCTAATATCGGTTTCATATTAGTTTCTTGTGCAGTCCATGTTTTACCATCTTCTGTAGATATTAGCCAAATAGTATTTGATGTAATAGCAGCGTAATCTGGTGGTATCGACCGTTGACAAGCTAGCGCATACAATTTATTATTTGCAATGATTGGCACACCCAAGAAAAGTTCTTTCCCATTGTTATCAATTATCATGTTTTCTACCCAATTCACACCATTGGATGAAATGTACAAACTATGCTCTGCATTGACACCCAAATCAACCAACACGTAAACACCAGCAAACAAAGTTGCATACGGATTAAAGAAAGATTTAGAAACCGCGTTTGTGATCCATGAATTATTAAGAGTTAACGAACCAGCAGCGCCTAGCACAGTCGCGACCCCTGATTTAATGATAGTTGACGCAATATTTTCAAACGTCGTGCCGCCACCATAAACTTCAATCACTGGGGTGTCTAAGTATCCTGCTCCCGGATCAGTAAGGGTGATTCCTGATATTTCGTAAAACCCAGTGCTTGGGTTGAGTGCGCCTTCAATAGATGCTCGAGATGTGTCTGTCGAAGCACCGAATATTTGAGCATATGGCTTACTAGTGTATCCCAGCCCTACGTCAGTTAGCGCCACCGAGGCTAACTTAGCACCAACCAATGTTCCAGTGACGTGGGCGGCTGCCCCTGAGCCGTCGCCAGTAAACACTATAAATGGTGGCTTTTGATAACCATCCCCAGCATTGACCATTGTGACACCTGTCACTGAACCTGTTGCCGCCGAGACATAATTTCCTAAAATAACTGCGTTAGCCTGTATCCCTAAGGGATCTGTTGGTGCGCTGATGACAACTTCTGGTGGAAGAGTGTAATTGCTGCCGAGCGAGGTCAAGGTGATTTCTATTGATCCAAACGACTCTGGCACTGCCACTACTGTTAACGATGCAGTTGCTTGAATACCGCCAGAAACTTCTGGTGCAGCAATAGATACAGTTGGTACAGTATCATACAGATTATCAGGTACAGTCAAAGTTATGTCATCCACTGGAATGCCAGTTAGCGGCACAGCTCTTTCTGTTATCAGCTCAGCACGAGCGCCAGTTCCACCGCCCCCCGCAATATTGACAGTAAAGTTATCTAGACACGTATAACCGCTTACTCCGCTGCTATTAAATCCTAAGTTCGCCGCTGACAACGCAGTTGATGCATCAACAAACTCACCAACAATCTCTATTTCTAAGTTTTTTCCAGAATCAACGTAATACGATCCAGACCCATTATCTGAATAATAATACCCCGGTGTAATGACAATTTCAGGTATAGAGGTGTAGTTGACCCCAGGGCTTACTAATGTTGCTCCAGTAATTTTTATGCCTGCGGTGTCATACAATGTATTCTTTTGAACACCGCTACCTTCGACACCAAGCAAATAAGTAAGGATGCTACTTTGTGTAGTTGCAGAATAATACTCTAAGTTATCTGAACTTATTGCAATAGACTTATCACCAATGGCAATAGCTTTTCCAAATATATCCGCACTTCTATAATGCTCAGTATCAGTAGTGCCTGGACTTATTTCATAAAGCCCCAAATAGTTTTTAATAAATGGTCTAGGTAATTTTCCAATTTGACCAGGAGATCCAACTATGACGATAGACCCATCTTCATTTGATGCAATAGTAGACCCATACTGCTCACTTAGTGACAACGGAATTGGTTTATTGTCGACTCCTAGCTCATTTAAGTCTGAAGAATATTTCCACGGGCTTGTTTTGTTGTACACTGCCCATCCGTTGATTGTATTTTTGTCAGCCCATACTTTGTCACCATCTTTCCAACTAAACTTCGGAGTAAGATTAGCTACTTCAATCAACTCGTCAACACGCATGCTTGACAGATTAAACAGAGTTCCATATCCTTCCATATTTGGCGTTGAAATCATTGTTGCTTCAAGGCTTGAAGAAATCGTAGCATACACAGTATGCATACTAGTGATGCGATATACACGGTAAAAGTTATCAACATCAGCGGAGAAGTTTTTAATAACAAATACTTCACCAACCGATAGCTTGTGCGGTAGATCTGTTGTAAACTCAGCAATTCCATCTAAGTTATAGTCAGCATTGGTAATATGTATTTGAGATTCAGACACGCGCAAAACATCCCAATCCCCGTCTAAGTTTTTAGCTACCCAAATCTTGAATCCACTGTATACTTTTGAGGCTAAGTCGCCAATGAAGGCTGGGTTTGACAAATCAAAAATTGTAGCATCTATGTCATCTAAATGAACATACCCTGCTGACGGGAAATCGTTTTCTGAGTTTACCGAATCATCTCTATCATTTAGGAAGTTTGGTCTGAAAGTTAGCGGCTTTTTATACAATGTGTTATAGTACATTGTCACAGAGTTTTCAGATTGCAACTCATCACCTGGATTCTGCAAGTTAAATGCTACTGGATCTTGTTTAAACAATGCTTCGCCTAGCTGCACTTCTAGGAACTGGTTGCTTTCAAGAGCACCATACTCTCCAACACGGAATGCCCATTCTTCAGTTACCGCAATTTTACCAGTGATATGATTTATTGACAAATCGCCCAAAGCAGAAATAGCAGCATGTGTGCCTTTGTCTTTAATAAATCCTTGATAGAATTTGGATTGAGATGTTGGGGAAATACCCAAATCTATTAGGTAGCTTCTAGATTGATTTCCTATTAGGCCATCACTTAGTGAATTTAAGTTGTTATCTTGAACCTGCCCATCAATGTCATACATGTTTTCAAATCTACCAGCACCATATGCCAGATTTGGAATAATTCCAGATTTGAAAAAAGTAGAATCCACCTGCTTCCATTTTGTAAAGTCAAAGTTATCGCTGGCAAGAATCTTAGCCAAGGCCGTATAAATGTTTCCTTTGTATTGAACAATCTCGCCCTTGTTGTAATCTCTAAATACTTCCCAGCCAGCTATATCTGCATTGGTATGCATAAATCCTGGAAGGCTTAGTTGCCCTGTCCAGTTATCTGTCTTATTGCCAATGAGTTTTAGCCTATATTGTCGATTTCCCAATGCAGGTGCATAGATAATATCTTTAAACTCAGTTTGATTGTCAAATATCAGCACATGCTCATACTGAACTAATGCTAACGACACTAGGCCAATGGTTCGATCCGCAGGAGTAGTTATTGAAAACACCCCGTCATTGCGCACAATAGAACTTTGTTTAGGCGGGATAAAGTTAAATCCAACGTCAAGTATCTTAGATCCTAATCTAGAGTTTTCAATCTTATCTACTACTGCAGCCGGGTGTATTACCGTAAACTCATTCAATAATGGTGATAGCACCAGTAAACTACCATTTCCCCATCCTTGCTGCGCCCAAGTTAAAAATTCCTTGACCGATAACTCCCAATTTCGTTCTTCACCGAGTGATTGATCAAATGTTTTAAACTGGAGTCCAAGTGATATCAAATATCTACCATAACTCACAATGAAGTCAACAACTTGTTGTGTATTTCTAAATTCTTGTCCATAAGGAATATCTACTACTGCATCTTCCCATCCCTCATAAATTGTGCCAGCTAAATTTAAAACTGTTACTGTATGTTTAGCCGATGCGGTATTACTTGGTATAATCTTGAATATTGGGTTAGATACATTATACCCCGAAACAGTAAACCCAGCCGGAGTAGAGGTTATAACTAACGCACTATAGTTAATGACTGATACTGGTGACGATTTATGTAGATATACCTTGTAGTTTTCATCAGGTATTACTACTGAATTATTAGCACTGTTTGGATTACTTTGCTCAGCATAAATTTTCAAATAGTTTTTATCAGTGAATCCTGCTACCTTATAGCCAAGATTGATTGACACTCTGTCTACATATTTGTGAAGTAGCGTACTAGGATTAACACCACGACTAGTAGCATAATCAACAATCCAGTTAGTATATCCTGCATTGCGCATTATTGTGTCGTCAATGTTTTCACCGTTGAAAACAAAATCCAATGGTGTTATTTTTTGTTTTGTATCTTCAATGAAAAACTGATTAGTTGCTGGGTGGCGGCGATATTTTTGTATGCTGGCCAAACTTCCAAAATATACACTAGGACGCATTAACGCAATCGCTTGCTGCACTGCGAAAGGATAGTCACTACTTCTTCTCCAAGCAGATTCAATCGGTCCAACATCACCCATGTTAAATGGAGCTTTTGCAGTGCCAGTGTCAGGCACATGTGTCAAAAACGATACTGGTGAGCGTAGTTCCCCAGAATCAGTGACTGGAATAATGTTAGTGACGCCGGGTCTTGCATACAGTTTGTTAATGCCTGCGCGTGGGCCTTCACGAATCAACCCTTGCTCTAGATCTCCCCATAGCACCAAGTTGCCGCCAGTGTAAGGGGCTACTCCGTAATATGTTTCCCACCATTCAGGTTTTTCTGAGAACCCAAGTGATTCCCATGGCCTAGTGTGCGGGGCGTCAGTGCCATACAAGAACAAAAATATACCTCTCCAATATCCCGGTAATACAGTATTGTTTAGTCTAAGATCAGCATTGAAAATACGGTTGCTAGAGTAGTTCCAAGTGAAAAAGTTTTTTTCATCAAACCAGTCATTTGTAGTTATAGCGACACGGTTTGACCCCAACCATTGAGTATAACTACTGCTAATAATATTGTCAAATTCTGATTTGATATATCCAGTATTCCTGAATCGCTCTGGCACAATGCTGTTAATGTCAAATACTAACGGGTCATATGTTGCTTTAATGTTGTTGTATATTCTTTTCTCTAATTCAAGCAGTAACTCGTCGCGAACATCTCCAAATGCCGGAGTTATGCTGCCATCATGCCCACGAATTACTTGTATAGGGGTAAGGTAGGTGTCGTCAATAAATATCTCTGGAGTAAACTTGGGGTATAGCCCTAGTTTTGTTGGAGTTTCTGGGACATAGCAACCATCAGTATTAGCATAAATTACAATGTTAATAACATCATCGTATTCAAGCAAGTGTTTAAACACAATAGACGGCCTAGTTTTGCTAAACTCATAGTCATGATTTTTAATCAGCTGAATCCCGTTTACATATACTAATATTGCTTGATTACTGAGTTTTGTGTCATCAAATATCGTCGGAATTTCGTATTCCAAGATTTCAGTTGCTAACACTGTGTACTCGATAACTTTCTTATTTTGGTCATATGGCACCATGTCAGAGTAGTACCATGGCATTTGAATATTGTTAACTGCATTTATTTTGAGCATAATAGCGTCAACAGTTGCAGGTACATTACCGCGATTTGCTGCAATTTCTCCAGCATTTTCAAGGAACTTATATTTAAACTTTGAATATTCAAACTGTGCAGCACGTATACTATCCATGAAACTTACTTCATCATTCAATAAGAATAATGAACTGTAAATCATCGGAGAACTATGCTGCAAAATATTCCCACCACGAGATTTAATGTCTAGATCTCGCAGGTTATTGCTTGCCAATGGAACACCAACTAGTTCAGGGGACTTCTCTGCTATTTTTAAGACATGCTTACGCATTTGTCCCAACGTAATATGCGAAAAAGATTCATTCAGTGCATTTAGCTCCAAATTCTCTGGTATTTCGTAATATCCAATATTAGATGATGTAGTAGAGTAGATTAAAAAATCTACCCTGTCATCTTTTACGATAGGGTATTTTACATACAATGTCAGCACTGCTGGAACACCACTAGAAACATCCCCTACTTTAACGATCTCATATTGTGTATTGTTTTCTGAATCGCGTTCTTGTATCAACGTACCATTAATATACAAAAATACTGAAGGCATATTGGTAAGGTTAGTTGGAGTTATATCTATCTCATAATATGATGTAACTCCGTCGCAAATATTAGAAAACAGCTGATATTGTTTTGTATTTTGATCTTCAGTTACCCAAACATTTTTCTTATTAAGCTGAAATCTTGAAGCGATAACTGGTACAAATCCAGTATTCAGTTTGATTGAAGTTGTGGTAATGCCAGACAAGTAGTTGAATGAATCTGCGTCAACATTGTTTGTAAACAAGATGTCACCAGTATTAGCAATGCTGCGATATGCTATTGGGAACCCCAACACCGAGTCCGTAACCCCACTACCTAAGGTATAAGAAAATATTGGCGAGCCCGCAAACTCAGTGTTTGCATACACAGTTTGATCGGAAAAACTAACCAGATTTTCATCCACAACATCAAACAGTGGCATGGTGTTGATATTTGTTTTTTGCTGCGCATGTGTCCAAGTGTTGCCGTTGAACCAAAAACTGTGGCCAAGCGTAATACCAATCGTTGGACTCATGACGCCGTCTAAGGATATGTCAGATATAGTTTTAAAATTCGAGGCTCCCACTGCAGTAATATCTATCTGCCGGTTATTGTGATTATAAGTAGCTTCATATGGGGTGGTGCTTAGTAAAGGTATCAATGGCAGTGTTATTCCCATTCTTGGGGTAACTACATCATACGGCGAAATATCACCCACTTTTACTAAGTGTACTCTTACTTCATCGTTAACCGAAACTATCCTTACTTTATAAATCCTATTTCTTACGGTCGGATCTTTATCATTGGCAAAAATGACGGTCATCCCATCAGAAAACTTTAGATCAGTGAAATATGTTGAGATGGTGCCTTCAATATATACCAACGCATCAGTAATGGAAAAATCAACAACATCAATGGCATGCCCACCAATCCTACCGTTGTTAAACAACTGTAAATCTGGGTCAAACTCGATAATAGGTCTAGTAGCTCTGAGTGCTTGATTATAGTCAGGGTCAACATTGTTAAATATAGCAGATTGCAAAATAATATCTTGGTGGAACCATCTATTACTTCTTGACCACGCATTAGCATCAACTGACGACCTGTTGATAGTAATATAGTCTGGATTCGTCGGTCCGTTTAAAATTTGATCAAAGTTGTCAATACTATAACCATAAATATCAAACGGAATAGTTGTAATACCTTTAAAATCCAACTCCGGAGTTTGCATCAAATCAGTTTTGACTAATCTAATAGATTTTCCAACTCCTTCAACATAATAAAAATTGTTAATATAACTTGCTGGTGTCACCGCAGCGTTAAATTTAATTTTCATTCCGTTGGACAGTGTCAGCGTCTTTTCCCCAACTTTTATTGAGTACTGTTTTTTACCAATAATATCGGTCACATCAATTATAGATGAAGTATCATTTACTAGTTTTATTTGCCCGTAAAACCGTTGATCAGTTCCGTCATTGAAAAATAACAAATCTTTTTCAGCAGTTAGAGCTGGAACTAATTCAATAGTAGACAAATCCTTGCGATAAAAATCTCTGCCTGCGTTTTCATTACCGGTAGTGATGTGTATTTTGTTTGAAACTGGAAATGTTGCATTCCAATCGATGTTAACAATATAATCGCCGTCATCAGTAGGTTCAAGATTTATTTGCCATATATCAAATTGTTTTGATTGTGGTATATCTTGTCCTTCATCATATTTTTCTACTCCGTAGTCAGCACGATTATATACTCCAGCATCATTCCAAGTTGTTGGCTCTATTAGATTTTGAAGGAATATAATTCGTGGAGTATTTTGTAATAGGGAGGCGTCAGTTATACCGTCAATGCCCCCAAATTTCGCAACTATGTTGCTCCACAGTTGTGAATCAATCTGATCATAAGTTAGGTTAGTAGCCAACGATCTGTCAGATTCTGACAGCGGGAGTGTAGGCATACGCTTGAAAAAGTCTTGAGCGTCTGCTTGAGGAACAGTGAAGGTGACAACACCGTTGTCAGCACCATTACGATCTACCCCCAACACGTCACGGGTTGAAATATTTCTTTGGTATCGTTGCTTTCCAGCTAGTCCTGGCTCAGTTTGAATCCAAAAATTTGACCCAGGTTGGTTAAGTTGAAATGTATAGGTGCCACCGCGAGCAAGAGTAATAGTTGGATTTTCAACACTACCAAATCCAGATATTTGATACGCGCCAAGTCTGTCATTACGAGTAACTACAAAGTCATCAAATAAGTTTACTGCGCCTGTGTATATTTCTATTGCGGCAGGCCCTTCAGGTATCCAGTAATACTGGTTAAAGTTTATCAGTTTGTCAAAATCTATCATCCCATCATATGAGTATGCTTCATTTTCAAACAACCTAGAGTGATTTGAAATATTACCGCCATAGTAATAGATTTTGTTTAGTAAATCAGTGTAACTAGCAAAAAACTTGACATTTTTAATCTCGTCTGTTACTACAACGGACGGTTCAAGCTGATACTGGGTTCTGTTGCGAGAATTCTCAGGCAAGTAGTTGTCAGTTTTGTTAAAGGTCGGTGCAAACTTTCTACCTATATATCCATTCAGTTTCTTAAACTGCGGCTCAGTGACTAACTGATCAAGAGTAGCATTCAAAAATTTCTGATTTGCTGGGGTCTTAAAGACGTCTGGTAAAAAGTTGATTGTTCTTGTTGTCATTGGTTTACAGTGTAGTAATGTATTTACCCTGCTACGTTCGCGTTAAGAGTTGCTGCAGTGATTGCGCTGATAATCTCAACGTTAGCGACTGTAGCAGAGCTAGTTAAGATCTCGTTAGCTTCAGCATTGATCTGATACAGGTTACCAAAAAGTGATTTTGCATCAACAGGCACGATAATAATAGATGAGGCGGCTGGACTTAATGTCGAGTGAAGATACGCACTTAGCTCACTAAAGTAGAACGACTCTCCAAAATCCCAATTTGCTGTATCAAAGTAGCTGTTCACTGCTGCTATCACACGCGATTTAATTTCATTATCACTTATGTTTACTGACGCGTTTTTAACTACTTTAAATGTCGCTTGTAACGACAACTCGGCAGTGGGTCCAAATAAGGGCTTAAACTTTGCAGAGCTTAACACTATTGTATCGCTTATTGCCTTTAATTTTTGTAAGCCAGTGTATTCTAACGATAGCTCCTCAGTAGTTGGGGGCAATGGCTCTTCAATTTTTCCAGTCGTATCTTTAATCCAAAGATTATACGCTTCCGCATACTCCTTAGTTAACACATAAATATCAATGATATTATTTGGGCTTGGATCTATTCTATTATTTCCAGGGCTGTTATGCGTATATTGGAAATACAGGTTGTCTCTACCGTTCTTAGCCACGTAATCAGTAGATCTTACCAATGAGTAAGCGCCTTGAAGATTCATTAACACATAAAATTCTGGTGTGGTTGATTGAATATAAAATACTTGCCCCTCGCTGTATTGAGAAATAGGTATCTCTAAAACACTAGTATATAATGTATCAACTAAAGAAGAGTCGAATGACTCCCATTGAATAAAACTATCATAACTAATAATTTTCTTGAAAAATACAATATTGCTGCTGTCTACTAAACTTTTGTAAATGTATGGATCATCAGGAATTCCATCAGCATTGGTATCAGTAAAAGTCAGGGTTACTTTATTTTGATTTACATACCCATCTGCCTCTGTAATATTAGACAGTATGTTCATGCGGTAATCCAACCCCATTGGCAACGAAGTCAGTGGTTGTGCATTTACTTTTAAAAACTTAATATTGTCTTGAATAACAGTATTAGTTTTGCTGTCATATACTTTGACTTTATTGTCGTAATAAAACTTCGTTTCCTTCTTGCTTTCAAATATATATGATAGTCCGCGCCAGTATACCGAATACCCTACGTTAGCAACGTTTTCAAATCTAATAATCCAGTTGTTGTCATATACATTGCCAATGGTTAACTCCCAAATACTCTGCTCCGCATTATAGTTCAGATAAAAGTTAGATTTCACAGCAACAGCAGTAACCATTTCTTGAATAGTCAATGTAGTTAATGTGTTGCTATATCTTGGTATAATGGAATGAACAGCCGCACCCGTCGGAACTTTGATACTTAATGTCACTGGCCCTTGGCCATTTAACATAGTACCAATACCACCATTGGTGCCGTCACCAAGCACAGCAACTACTGAAGCATATATGTATAACTTGTCTCCATCAAATCTTGGGGAACCCCGAAGGATTACGTTTTGCGCATTAAAGTATTTTCCTGTTCCAGCAGTGAATTTAATCAATGCCCCGACTTTAATATGTGACCCAGCAGTGCTGGTAATATTTCCAAGTTGAAGTATTTGCCCAGTCAACATATTTTTAAAATACCCAGTGCTACCGCCAATATTTAATGAACTCATTACCCATTCTGCGTTCGGATATTGATAGGCAGTTACTTCATCGTAGTAGCGATGAAGTAGTTCGCGTGTGTTCAAAATATTTGACACAGTGTCACTGATGATTTGCCCGATAGTGTTCGTATTCAAGAAAGACAGTTTTAGTTCGTAGTCTTGAGCAGTTTTGTACAGAACACCATCCTGAGCAAAGATGTTTGTACTTGAATATTTCCCGCTGCTATCGTTTACATCAATGAATCTGCTTACCCCACTACTTGATCTGTTAACTGCTTTTACTTTAGATATATTAGCATAGTTTGTGTATGGTACAATATTGTAATCCTCACCCGTGACCATTCTACCTTGAGTGTAGTATTGTTGTGGCGCTTTTTGCCTAATCTCTTCAGATGTTTCGCTAGCAGTAGCATTAGACACGGTGTAGTTCAATGATGCGAAGATCGACAAGGTCTCGACATTTCCAGCTCGTGACACATAGGGAATCGAGAATGAAGTATTTTGAATGTCAGTTGGTAAAATTTTGTATGCCTGGGCGTTCCCTGTTCTAAAATACAATCTAAAGTTTCCAACAGGTATATTCGAAAATGCTCCATCTCCAAACACTAAGTCAATGTTATCGTTAACAGTAGTATTGATTTGGAATAGATTTTTATCTACGGATTTGTTATATATTACATTGATGCCAGCAACCGTTGGTACAGGTGTCCATTTAACATCAACTGCACCATTTACATCTAATGAGTATAGCCATACATCTGAGTTGTTGATTCCATTATACCCAACTGTTAATACACGGTTAGCCAAAGATTCTTCAAGGTTGAAATCTAGTGTGCTCAATGCTCCTTGCTTAAAATATAGGAAGAATCCAGTGTTTATGCTACCGTTGCCTTGGTTATCGTTGCGATATAACAGATTAAATCTGTTATTTGCTATAGGTGGTACTTCATAAATGTATTGCTGCCCAACGGAGGTGACACTGACGATCTCAAATGGTGTTTGAGCTCCATTGACAATGGCGTTAAACGCGAATGTTGGCTGAGTATTTGTTGTTAAGTTAACGGTATATTCAGAATTCATTATTCCATTGATTAACTGTGAATTCCCTGATTTACCAATGGTTTGATTATCTATTAGAGCAGCGTTAATAATGATCGTAAACTGCTCTAACCAGTTGTTATTTGTAGTGTCGTTCCAAGTGATAGGAAGCCCAGTAATACTTACTCCAGTGGAATCAGTTAACTTTTCGCTAGTAGCAATGGATTCAATCTTAAGAAATCCTGACGCAGGTATGCTTCGTTTCGGACTGTAGTTAATCAGTCTAGCCAGTTTCAAAATACTGTCACGACGTTCTGCCGTGTCAATGAAACTCTCCCTTGCGTTTAAGTCTGATCTGAATGCTAAACTTTGCCCCAAAAATGCTATCAAATCAATCAGCGCAATGTATTCACTTGATTCAATGAAATCGTTAAAATCCTCTGGATAATACAGTTTCAAATAGTCGATCATACTCTTGCGCAGAGTCTCGAAATCGTAAGATTGAAAATCTGCTTCGCGGAAGGTCTGGTATATTTTTTTCCAATCCTCTGCGGCTAATAAACTGTGCTGACGTGATGATGAAGACATCGCTTTGATCCTTGACTATGATAATTATGCCGTTTTATAAAAATCTATAAAACTGACTAGACGTTTCAATGAATCTACCTTTGGTATTTCTACTTTAGGATTTACTGACTCTCGACATCTGTAATCGGCTAATTCGGCCGATGTTAAACTATAAAGATCATCTAGACCTTTATAGAGTATGTTTACTGAAGCATTTAGATCTCGATCATGTTTAGTATTGCAACTAGGACACGTCCATTCTCTTATAGAGAGATCTAAAGATTCTAGTTTATGACCACAACAAGAACAAGTTTTAGAAGAAGGAAACCAAGTATCTATTTGATGGAACGTTTTACCGTACCAGTTAGATTTATAGCTGACCATTCCGATTAAAGTAGACCAAGAAGCATCTTGAATTGACTTAGATAATTTTCTATTCTTAATCATATTCTTGACTTTAAGTGATTCCATAATTATGGTATCATAGTTATTTACTAACCAAGTTGATAGATTATCATAAATAAACTTTCTTTGGTTAGTTACTTTTAGATAAAGTCTAGCCACTTTAAGTTTCATCTGTTTGTATCTGGATGAATCTTTAACTTTCTTACTAAATGCTCTTTGAGTTATTTTTAGTTTCGTTTGGGTTTTACGAAACCATCTAGGATTACTGATTTTCATGCCTGTTGAACAGATAAGTAAATCTTTTAAACCCAGATCAATACCAATACTCCTACCGGTATTTTGTTTCAGCTCTATAGGTTCTTCAACTAGAACCGAAACAAAATATTGGTTGGCTTTATTCTTTGATACTGTTACCGATTTCAACAATCCAGAAAATTTTCTATCGATAACTAGTTTAATAGGCGACATCTTTGGTAATTTGATTCTAGAAGTCTCAAAATTTATACAGGAATTAAATTTTAGACATTGACCTGGAATTTTAAATGAATCATTAGAAACTCCTTTTTTCTTGAACTTTGGTCTACCTAATTTGACTGCTCTCTTTTTAGAAAAGAATTGCTTCTTGAATTCAACCCAGTCCATTCTTTTCTGTTGTAGACCGTAACTAATTACTTCAGTCAAGAATTCTTTTCCGGGTAGGTCTTTAATGAACTTTTCGTCTTGAGGCAAACAAGGACCAATAAAATTATGATTGAAAGATGCAACGAATTGGTTCCAGATATATCTAACCGCTCCAAAGTTACGGTCTAGAAAACTAGTCTGTTCCTTAGTGGGATAGATTCGGTATTTGAATGCTTTTAGAACTAATTGAGTCATAAATTATATTATATAGTTTATTTAATGTTTTAAGTTTACTATATAAATTATATTGAAGTTATATAGTTATTTATCGTCGCGATAATACTAGTATATTACTTTGACTGTGCAAAGTTGACGTAGAGAACATCCTTCTGATCAGTTTCAACAAAGGTTAGCTCTATTTTCACTTGAATTCCGTGTTGGTATTCAGTTAGGGTAATATTGTTTGCGACGAGTCTAGGGTCAGAGTTAACTATTTTAGTCACGTCTTTTGATATCGCGTCTCTGAGTTCGTCCGTTAGCTGGTCAAACAACACACCCCATATTATGGTTCCAAAGTTAGGGTCCATGATTTTTTCACCTTTTTTAATAAAAAGGTGATTCATTAAATCCTGCTTCGCCAGCTCAAAGTCGTGTATTACAAACTTCTTGCTGCGGTTAACTGTCGAAAACCCATTATAGAGTGCCATATGCTATCCTGATGTTGGTGGATTGTTTTTAGCAGCGGCCGTCACTACTGCATATTTACCATTGTTATAGTATTTATCGCCCGTCGTACCATTGGCATCTTGCCCACCACCGCCCTTGGCCCATTTGCTTGCACCACCAGCACCAAGTAAGTGGGCAACTGACAATTTACCAGCAATGTCTGCTGGACTAGAATCAGAGGTAACAGTTTTACTTTTCAAAAGTTGTTTATAGTTGTTTTCTAAGTTAGTATCCATAACTTTTTCTTGAACCGCTTGATTTGCTTTAAAATCTGCTATACTATGAATACCATCTTTACCAGTCCAGTTGTCTGGGTTATTCATGTTGGCAACACTTTGTTTAACCCCTGGCTTCATATATCCTTGACCTGCCAGCGCGGCTGATCCAAACTGGTATTTTCCAACATAACCAAACTGATTTTCTGCATCATACTTACCACCCGACTCTGTTTTAGCTAACTGTGCTTTTAACGCCGCAACGTCAGACGGGTTCATCTTACCAATACTATCAACTCCTGGTGTTTGCTTTAAAATATCGTCGTTAGTAATAGTTGGTTTAAGTACCCCTTGCCCGCTAGCACCAGCAGGGCCAGCACCAGGTGCTCCACCACTGGCAGCACTACTTCCACCACTGGCAGCACTACTTCCACCACTGGCAGCACTACTTCCACCACTGGCATGTTTGACCCATGGCTCATGCGCGGTCAGTTCAGCTACAGTAGAAGTTATTGATGAATTAACTTTATACTTGTAAATCGGCGCGGGTTTTGTCGGAATTGTTTCTTTAAACGTGTTGATTGGTATATTGCCCGGAGTAGGAACGCTAGGGGCGGGCATTGTGTTGAGATAAATTTTGCCACCAGTTGAAAGAATCAAGTCCCCACCATTGGCCCAAGATCCAGTTGTAGCTGATTGTAACTTTAAAGTGCTACCCGAAGACAACTCAGTCTCTTGCCCAAACATCTTCAAGGTAGTTGTTCCTTTGATGGAAAAGTCTTTTGTTTGCTCATGTATCGAAGTGCCAGCCCACATCGTAATATTCTCTTTAGCATGCATATGAATGTCTTTTTCAGCATGAAGATTAAGAGTTCCATTGGACCGCACATTTACGTCAGATTCAGAAAATACATGTATCTTGCCGTCATCAGTGAACTCCAT